GGAGTTCAGACGTGTGCTCTTCCGATCTTTGAAGTTCGCCTGCGAGATATTTCCCGAACTTGTTACACCACTACGGCTGTAAAGTTTCTCGCCCTCGCTATATGCTTCGTAAACTCCGATAAGGGCGTTTGTGTCCCATTTAGTCCAGCCAGCACCCGGAGAAGCGGAACCATAACGGAACTGCAAGCCCCAAACATCTGTTCCAATCTCCAAACCTCTGTACCAAAAGTCGGGCATCTTCATAAACACATCGCCCTCCGCACCCGTCAGAACAGCGTCCGTTCCGTCAGCATACTTTGTTCCGTCAGTGTCCGAAAGCTGGCAGAGTGTCATTTTACCGTCTGCGGTGTACTTGCCGAGATAACGATGCGATCCAGCGCGTATCTGTTGAATTACGCTCGAATTGACAGCACCGCTAATCATCGTTGCAGGGTCAGTAATTGTTTGGTCGATGATAACGAGGTCGTCGGGGATTGTGTCATACAAAGCGTTAATGCTTCGTGTCGCCTGCGACGCCTTGATAGTCATCTTCGACGGGGTAAGGTAATCGCCAACTCGGCTGAACTGAATTGTATATTCCTTATCGAAAGCGAAGCGGGCTGTAATAGGCGTTCCGTTCCAAGTGTAGTCCGTTCCGTCAATCTTCACGACTGCACCGTTCAGACTGCCACCGTCGTGCGAGGACAACCTAACCTCCACCTGCTCTGCCAAGTATGTTCCAGCCTTTACAGCGTCGTTCTCACCGATAACGAACTCAATAGGGTTAGGTGTTTTGTAGCCCGTTACAGACGGGAAAGTAATCTTGATTTCCGTATTCGCTGCAAGGTTCAGTTCGTCGCCATTACCCATAGAGGTTGAAGATGAACCGTACTTCACCGTAGCCTTTACATTCGCAAAGGTGCTTTCGTCGCCCGATTGGTTGGAATAGATATTCAACACCATTTTCACACCGATAATCACCGATTTGCTCACGCTGAACGATGATTTTCCGTTGTTCACGGTTGCAACCACATTGAAAGAGGTGTTGTTTACCTTCTGCGTAACTTGAACCTGACACGACTCGTCGTTTTGGCTCTTGATACTTACATACCCGGCTGTCGCTGCATCGCCCGTCAGCGACCACACTACGCTGTAAGGCTCATTGATGTTGCTTGGACTGGCGTTGTATTTGAACTCTCCGATGCTTCCGACGGTCGCTGGACCCGTAACGGTTCCGCTTGTTGCACGGACAACCTTAGTAACCTTGATTGTCTTTGTCGCATAGGTCACTTCTCCAGCACCGCTTGGCACGTGTCGAGCCTGCACCACGATATCACGGTCTGATGTCGATTCAGTGGTAGATACCACACACGACAAACCGCTGCTGCTCTGTATTGATGCACCGCTTCCGCTCTGTATGCTCCAAGTTACCGAACCCGGATTTTCAGCGAAGATTACGGCACTCAATTCGATTGTCTTACCGCCTTTGACCTCGTTAAGACCTCCGATGAACAGACCGTCGGGAACGATGATCTGAAACTCGTTGCCCTGCTCGAAGCAGTTCACACCGAAAATGTTTGTAAGGGAGTCTATCTGCTCCTGCGTTGCTGCGGTGATGTACGCCTTTCCTTTGAGGTTGATACTGCCTAACGCACCAAGCGAAATGAGGTCTTCGGGAGTGATGTTAGACCACTGAACGCCCGTCATTTCGAGTTCGAGGTTTTCCGCTCCGAGTTGCGTGTTCATTCTCCAGTCGTAAATCAGTTTGAAGTTCTGCGTGAGGTAAGGGCAGTTCTTCACGACGATTGTACGCAAGGTCATAAAGTTGTTTTCCGATGTCACGCTTGACAGATACGGCAGCTGCTCCAATCTCATTGTCTGCATTGCGATAGGCATCTTGAAAGTCTGCAACGCTGCACCTTTGGCGAACTCGATGTTTGCGATGTTACTACCCGTTGCGTCCACATACTGAATGTTCTTCTGATTGGAGAGGTTCAGCGAGGTAAGTCCCTTCATATTGCGCACATCGAGGTATTCGAGTTTCTCGGCACGAGTGATACCCGAAATATCCTCTACGGTGGTGTTCTCCTTAACCGGGTTACCGATGATAAGTTCCTTGAACTTCGTTCCCAGCGATGCGTCAAACACATTGTCGATAGTTACCACTGCGAGGCGGTCAGTCATAGCCGAGAGGTCAAGCCCCTTGATGTTCGGTGCTGCGTAGATACGGATAGGGTCGCCACGGTTTACGGTTTCCTCTGTCGTGAATGTGTGCGTTGCGTCCTCGTCAAGAGTGATGTTGCTTGCACGAGCCACGTTGTTGATACCGTAGCCGTAGTCCATATCCGTTCCGGCAGTGATAGTGAATTTCTGCCCGGCTGGGGTGTTGTCGATACACTTGATTTCGATAGCCTGCGCCTTGTACGCTCCCGAAACAAAGATTGAATCGAAGTATGAGAAGCGTTTCGCAAGCCAAAACTTTCTGTGCTGCGAGCGGTTTCCCTGCAACATAAACAAGTTGTTCACGCCCTTTTCTGCGTATGGACCGATGTACTTGTACTGCGCGTCCTGGTTGTAAACTCGCTCAACCCATTTTCCTGCCTGCTCCTCGTCAAACATCGCAATCACATTGTCGTAGCGAAGTCCGGCTACATACAACGCTTCATCGACCTGCCTAACGATAGCCATAAACTCGTCGTCGGCTTCAAGCAAGTTCCAAAGGCGTGAATCCTTACCAGCGTAGTACGGCTCACCGTCCGAACCCAAAGTGGTTCTGATAGTGTTCCAAGGGGCTACGAGGTGTCCCGTATTGATAAGACCGTTAATCGTATCGTTATCGTAGTTGATGAAGTAGAAGTGCGCTCCGTCCTCCGATGTGAACATAGAGTTCTTCACGGTCTGGTCAACAGCACCGAAACGCATCAGATAGATGTAGTATGCAGCCACCTTGTAAACGTCGAGGTGTTCCCACTTCTGCGTAGCGAAGTCTGCTGCAGATACATTTGTCATCCACGTGCAGAACGCTTTGAGGTCGCTTGTGTCGGGTGTCTTTGTGTCCGGGTAACGGCTCTCGAACGCTTCACTCCAACCGCTGTCAAAGCCTGCCACGCTGGTAAACAGGGCGAGTGCGTTACCGTTGTTCAGCACCTCCCAGCACTGCATCTTCGTATTGTCGAAGTTAGGAATACCCACGAAGCCGAAAACGCTCTCCGTACTCTTGTCGTTGTTGAAATTGTACTTTCCGATGAACACCAGCGGGTCGTTCTCGGTAATGCGGTAGAACATTAGGATAGGGAAGCCGTCAATGGTCGTTCTCACATCATACTGATATGCAGCAGCAAAAGCAGCTTTCTGTGCGTTCGTTCTCAATGGGTATTCATCATCAATCTTGGTATCAACAAGAACCTTGTTCCAAAGCCTTGCAATACCCGTGTTGTGCGTTCCCGAACTCTCTGCATAATCGGCTTTCAAGCACCAGCAGTTTACGGGCTGTGCTTCTTTCGTGAATGAATACAACTTGTCTGCAACGACTTCTCCGTTTGCGTCGTACAATACGGTATCGTCACGCTTCTGCGTGTAGATGCGGAAATTCTTCTTCGGATAACCCATTGAAGATGTACCCTGCGGACGCATAGCAGCGTTCTTCATCTTGAATGAACGCGACTGGTCTTGCAGGTTGTAATACTCGATATCGACCGTAATCTGTGTGTCCTTATCCGATGTGCTTTCGAGTGTCGGAATGTCGCCCGTAACAATCATAACCGGAAGACGGCTCATCATCTTCTCGTAGTCAAAGGCGTTCGAGTTCTCGGCATACACATTGTTTCGGTCGTACACCTCAATCATTTCTGCCACCGTATCACGGTAAAGCGTAAAGTTGTTCAGCACTTGGTCGTTTGTGAGTGCCATATCATAGATACGCAACGACTTCAAGAGCATTTCGGCTCCGGCTGTTCCCGTAAAGTGCAGGAGAGCGTCAGAGGTGTAACGGTCGGTTGAAGCCCACGCAACACCGCGCGAAACAATGCCGTTCACGTAGATAAATGACATACATTTGTTGGTTACGCCCGATGTCTTGTTTATGACGAATGCCACTCGGATAAACTCGTTATCCTTGTATGAGGTCTCAATGGTTACGCCTGCCTGCGAAACGAGTTTCACATTTGTAGCCGTAATCAGCAATCCGGCTCCGTCTGCATTTCGCAAGTCGAGAAGCACCGCATCATCATCGTTTACATTGGTTGAAGCAAACTCAATCTCGATAGTCTTTCCGAGCGATGCAGGGTTCACACCGAGAGGGGCAAGGTTGATGTCGAATGAAGCACCAGCGTTGATGTGCAGTGCGTCGTTCACCCAGCCCGAAGTGTTGTTCCAGTTGAACCCGGTAAACACGCCCTCATAGTTGCCGTAAGCCCAGCTGTCCTTGTCTGTGGCGTTGTTGCTCTTGCCCTGCGCACGGAAGTCAAGTTGCAGGGCGTTTGTAATCTCTGCAACCGATATAGCCGATTGTGCGATTTCAGCACCGAGAGTGTACGAGGTTTCCCCGATAACAAACTCTATGCTGGTGTCGCCCGATTTGGTAGGGAAGAGGGTTATTTGGTTGGCTGTTCCGTTCTCCGAAATAAGCGAACCCTGCTGCACACCTCCGAGCTTCACGACCACTTCTGCTGTCGAGCCTTTCGGGTTGTATGTTGCGAAGTTGAGAGCATAAGACACATACTGCTGCATCGAATACAGACGCTTCGTAGTGATGATGCCGTACACCGACGGAACCGTCATTGATATGGCTGTAAGAGGTGTTTCCGCAACACCGTTGTAAACCATAAACTCACGGTACTCCGTATCGGAATAGAACACCTCGCCATCTACCGTTGTGCAGGCTCTCACTTGCAGCGAGTGTACGCCCTCCTGCAAGTTCGCCAACTGAATGTATTTCGTTCTTGTTGCCGACTCGTTTACCACCTCGTCAGTGATGCTGTCAAATGCGAGTTTCTCCCCGTCGATGTACCATTCAAGCGTCTTTGTGCCATAGCCCGAAACGGAGAACTCCGCTGCGAGCGTCTTTGCTCCGCTGGAAAGGTTGAACACCTGCGCAATGTCATAATCGCAAGTCAGCGCAAGTTCCACGACTTGGTATGTGACACCGACCGCAACGGTAGCCATTGAGGTAAGACCTTGAATTGACACCGTGATTTGGTTCGTTCCCTCCGACAGATACTTGTCGATATTGAAGTGAATGCTTCTGCCTGCTGCGTACTGCTCTACAACGGTCTGCTTCATTGAAGCCTTGCGGAATGTGTAGGTACAGATAACCGGCTCGCCCGTCGGCATACCGCTCTTGTTATACACTTGGAACGTGAAGTCGATGTAGTTTCCCACCGTTCCGAGTGAGATTGTGTTATACATCTGCGATTCAAGGTTGATGATAGCACTATACCCGCCGTCATCACCCGAACCTGCGCTAATCACTCCAAGAAGCAGTTCCGTTTTCTTTGGATCGGCAAGGTACGCTTCTTTGCTCGCTTCGTCTGCGAAGATAAGATAGCGTTTGCTCACATCGTCAAGATAGAACACGCCAGCCTTGCCAGCCAACGCCTTTTCGACTTTCTGCAATTCTGCGGTTGTGGCTCTTTTGTTCAGTTGTTCCTTGATGAACTCCTGCACACGGTAACCAGCTACGGGAAGTCCTCCCGTACTGCTGTCACCGCCCCAATCGGTGTTGGGGGTAATCTTTTCATTATAAGTTTTTTTAGCCATAATGATGTGTATAAATTAGTTATTTCTCCACGCTTCTTGGTTCACCCACGCTTTGGCGTTTACCCAATACCCGCTGCCAAAGCACGAACGAACCGCCTGCCATACGAGTTTTGCACCCTTGTAAACTGCGCTTATGACCTTGCCTTTGGTGTGTATGGCGACAACCTCTTTACCGTTGCTGTGTATCATCGCTAATCCTCCTCATACACGAAATAGGTTGTGTTCTCGTCCTTTTCCGAAAGGCTGTCAAAGGCATCTTCCGATATGAGAACGGGCGTTACCGATGCGAGCATCTTACCCAAAGGCACTTTCACGCTCTCGTTCATCTTGTTTACTCCGAGAGTGTACAAGCCCTCCGTTTCGTTGCTCTCGGGTAGTTCCGTAATTCGTTTCTTCTGAATGTCATTTCCCATAGCGAATAATTATTAGAATGTTTTACGAAATAGTATTGCTGCTTCCTCCGGCTCCGTGATAATCAGCGAACCATCCTCGGCAATCAGTACCCAGTAGGTTGTTCCAGGACGAGAGGATATGCAGCGAAGCACAACATCGAACTCACACCACACCCTGCCCGAAGGTGTAATCTCGAATTTCTGCACATTGCAGGATTTGTAGTAGCACTCGTATTCCGCATCGAGTTTCGGGAAGTACAGCACCCTTGATTCGTTCTTTGTGAGGACGGCAAAAAGGCTGTCGTAACGCTTCCAAAACTCGTCAATGTCCGAACAGCGGATAAGCAGCTTTACTGTGATGTCCTTTGCCTTGAACCTCGGCACTGCTATCTCGTCATATACAAGCCCGGCTTCCGTCTTGTGGCTTATGTTCAGAGCCGGACGGATATTCGGTGCTTTGCGTATGCTCTCGTCCGTACCTTTGAGGATATGGGAGCCGAACTGCGAGAAGTCTATGCCGTCAATCACATAGCCCAACTGCTTTATACCAGATTGCCCCAACTCATAAGGCTGTGCGATAGGAGTCGGGGGGAAGTCGTCAGAAAATGTAAGTTGGAGTTTACCGAGTTTCAGCAATGAGGAGAACGAGCCTACGGAAGTCATACGCAAGCGGTATTCTCTTTTCAGATCGCTGAAAACAAATGTGTGATATGCCTTGTCGCAAAGTGCAGCGAAAAGGTCTTCCGCAAAACGAACATTCGTGATGCAGAAAGGTATCGTGACGCTTTTAGCGTCCAGCACCGGGCTTGTCAAGTCTGCTTCCTCTCCGTCGTATTCTTCCCATTCGATTGTTTCAATCGTCTTGAATTGTGGAAACTGAACGACACCCTTGTAGCCGTACTGCTCAACGAATACGCCGTACTCGCTGAAAGCGTCCACACCGTCGATGAAGAGTTTGCCTACCATAGTATCACTGCGTTTTCGGTTGCTGTTGTGTTAATGTCCGAATGGAAGTCCTTTTCAATGCGTACGACCGCATAACCCGAAGCCGTTATCTGCGCCTTTGCCCCACACATCAGATAAACCTGATTTCGGGCGATTTCGCGGTATTTCAGACGGGCGACGGTATTTCCTATCAGAAACACCTTTCGGGCTTCTGTAAGGTCAATTTCTCCGCAATCTATATACACTCCGAAGCGTTCCGGGTGGTACGGCTTAAACTCTCGGAGTGTGTCAAGGTCGGGGAACTTGTGCTGCAACATAAATTCAATGCCCTGCGGACGGAACATAAGGCTGACAAGTTCCTCCAGCGTTTCTTTTCCCGTAAAGAGGGAGCAGGCTCCGATAGCCTGCGCCCTGCGGTATATCTTTTCTATCAGTTCTCTCATATCTGCTATGCTTTACGAATTACTACTCCTTTGGTGTTAATGTCGGACAACTCGTCTTCAACCCGTTTCAACCTCTTGTTTGTTTCATAGAGTTGGTAGGTGTTGCGCGATATGTCTTCAAGATGTTTGATGCTGGTGTTCGCCAATTCCCGTATCTCCCTCAAATGCTCCCTCGACGCTGCAAGGTGCGCCTTGTTCTCATTCGAGTTCTGTACGAGTGTATAGGTGTGTCCCTGCATCGTTGTCAGTCGGGCGTTGTTCTCGTCCACACTCTCCTGCGAAGCAGTAGCAATGCCTTTCTTCACACCCTCACGCTGGCTCTCGTCGTCACCGCCCATAAGACCGTCAGCCCAACCGAATTTCTCGTCAAGTTCCGCTTGAAGCTGATCTGCCATATTGTAGATGTAGTCCTGCTCCCAGCCCGACAGAACATTGTCTGCGTAGAACTGCTGCAACTTTTGGCGTATCTCTTCCATTTTGCCCGAAGATTGGATAGCAGCCTTGATACTCTCCGTAACCATCTGCTGCATCATCTTCTTGACAACCTCTTTGGCTGATTTTGCCTTGTCGCCACCCGACGCCCACGCTTCGGCATACGCTGACGAGAAGTTATCAATGGCACTCTTCAAGTCCTCTCCAAAGATTGCATCGACGGCTTTTTCCTTGTTGTCGGCTATGAGCTGGTCGATTTCCTCGATTTGGTTCTCCCATTCCTCAATTCTGCCCCAGTCGGTTTTCTTTTTGTCCTTTTCCTCCTGGATTTGTTGCTGAATGAGAAGTTTCTGTTGAGCAAGCAATGTGTTCTGCTGCTCAATCATCTTTGATGCGTCCTTTGAGTAGGCTTTCTCAACCGAACGCCCCAATTTCTCGTAGTTCTTTTCGAGAATTTCGATTTGGTCTTGCAGTTTCTGTATCTTCTTCTCGTGCTTTGCATCGTGAAGTTTTGCGATAGAACTTGCGAGCGAGGAAACAAGACCTATGGCTGCTCCGGCTGCTGCACCCCAAGGACCGAACATTGAGCCAGCTTGTGCACCTGCCATTGTAGAATTAACAGCGTCCATAGCGACATTGATACCCTCTGCAATTCCAGATAGTGTGTCATTGCCGAAAGCGTCGCCAAGACTTGCAAATGTATCAGACAAGAACGAAGCAAGGTCGAGAACTTGGCTTAAACCAGCTTCAATTTCGGATAGAGCCTGCTTTGTCTTTCCTGCATCGTTGCCTGCTGCGAAAAGTTTCTTCAAGCCGTTACCCATTTTCTTGAAAGCACCCTCGGCTGCGTCTGCTTCCTCCCTACACTCACGAATACCCTTGCGTATCTTTTCCAACTCTTCGGGTGACTTACGGAGCGTGTCAAAGGTTTCTTTCGTCATTCCGAACTCCAAGCCTTTCTGCTCGTCCCATTCCCCGGCTATGAGGAAGTCAAGAGCGTTTTGGGCTGCGTCAGCAATCTTCCGCATATCCGCAACGGTCTTGTTGGTCATATCACCGAACAACTGACTGATAGCAGCAGTAGTCTTGTTGGCTTCGATATCGAGTTCTGACAAGTCCTCACGCATCTGTGCTGCAAGCGAAAGTTTCTCGCCATCGCTGGTGGCGTTCGCTATCTGCTCGTTGTATAGGGCGATAATGGCATTGCGCTTCTCCAAGTAAGTGCCGTAGTCTTTCAGATACTCGTTCATCGCACGTGCATCTTCACGCTGGACTTGTCTGTTTCGCTCCTCCTGCTGTTGAAGAACAAGGCTGTTGAGTGCTTGATACTTCGCTTCGATTACACCAATCTGCGACTGGTCGATGTCCGCTTCTGTAAAGTTCTTCTTGACGTAATCCTTGTTCTTGGCTTTCTTCACGTTCTCCTGCGCATCGAAGATTGCTTTTTGACGCTGTATCTCGGCATTTATGGCTGCCTGCTTGTTCTGCTCCAGTTCGTCAAGCTCTTTCTTGTTGTCGAGAGCCCTCTGCATTTCCCTTTTCTTGTACGCATCCTTTTCGAGATCAATCAAATGTTGCTCCTCTTGATACTTCAAGTTCGTTTCCAGTTGCATACGAGCTTTTGAAGCGTCCGTGCGAGCCTTGTTTACGTCTTGCTCGGCCTTTTGAATATTCGCCTTGCGTTGTGCCGGGCTTTCGCCACTGCCCGAATTGCTCTTGAACTTCTTTTGCTGGTTTTGCAGTTTTCGCTGTAATGCAAGCAATTCCTTTTCATCGTTAGAGCCAGCCAAGGCGGTTTCAAGTGCTGAATTTGTCTCTTTCAGCAAATCGGCTGTGCCTTTTCTGGTCTTGATAGCTTCGTTCAATCGTCTGTCTAATTCCGCGACTGCTTGCGCTGATTCAACACCTTTTATTTCGCTGTTCGCTTTATAGGCAGCGTTGAAAAGTGCTTCAAAAGATAGCGTTTCGTAGTTTACCGCTTCGGTCTCCTCATCGGTCGCTGTGGTGCTGTTGTTGATACTCTCAATGAGTTGCTGGCGGTGTTTATAGATACCTTGAACGCGCTCCATATACTGGTTCATAATATCAATTTCGCCAACATCGGTCGAAGATGTTACTTGAATAGAAGAACCGTCTGCCATTACCCTTGTGAAAGTCTTTTCAACATCAAGCCCCAAATCCTTGTAGGCCTGCTTGATTTTATCGTTAATCTGTTGCAGTTTGGTTTCGTATGCACTGCCCGAAAGTTTCGCCAGTTCTTCACCCTCGCTCTGTATGATTGAACCGATAACGATAGCAAGTTCTTTTGCTCGTTCCTGGTATTCGTTCGCATCCCAATCATCAAAGTTTCCACTTCCGTCCCATTCGGCTTCTGACAAAGCTGTCTGTAACTGTGACTGCATATCCTTTGACGCTTCATTGATTGCGTCCTCATACGATGCAATAAGGTTCGCCTTTCGTCGTTCTTCTCCCTCCAAGCGAATAAGCCTGATTGCTTCCTCTCGCATTTGGTTCAACTGGTCCAGTTGTGAACGCTCTGCATCTATCTTGATACCGTAATCATCGTATATCTTGATAAGCTCGCTTACAGCGTCTTTGTGAACCTTACTCTTTGCTGACGTGTTGTTTATCACTGCAAGCAGAGTTTCAACGTTACGGGACTGCTTAACGGCACTCTCGCCAAATCTTTCCACCTCTTCCGATGTTTCGTCCATTGCGCTGTTCATCGTCATAAGTGTACCCAGCAATGTTGTGGCTGCTACAAGTATCAATCCGAAAGGATTTTTTGCCATAGCAGCGGTTAGAGCCTTGAACGCCTTTGATAGACCATTTGTGCAAAGTGTGAGCAACGATGTTGTTGTAGCCTGCACTTTCTTCGCTGCCGTGTCGGCTTTGGTAACGAGCGTTGCCTTTGCCTGCGATGCAGCATTGGCATTGGTTGAAGCAGTTTCCAAATTGCGCTTCAAGATACTTGACTGACGGGCAACGTTGTTGCGCTCCTTAATAGCGGTATTGAGATTGGTTTTTGCACTCTCGATAGCTGTTGCGTCTCCCGATGCTTGCGCTGCTGCCAACTCTTGCTGTGCTTGTGCAACACGCATCTTTGAAAGCGATACAGTAACTTGAAAGCTCTCGTATTTCATTGTTGCCTGCGCCAACTCTGCTTGTGCAATACGTTCTGTAACGGTGGCTGCTTCAATCTTCGATGCAATCTCTTGACGGAGTGCCTGCACCTCTGCTGCTCTCTGTGCGGTCATTCTTCCCTTTGCAACAGCCGAAGCGAGGTCTGCATCTATCTCCGCACCTTTCTCTGCGACAACGGTCTTTAACTGGGCAATCTCGTAGTTGTAGCAAGCGTTGGTGTACGCTGTTACAGCCATAAGTGTAGCCTTGTAAACACCATAATCGGCTACGAGCGTCATCAGTACGTTACCAACAGTCTCGTAGTTCTCAACAAGCAACAGAGCGGTGTCGATTGTGTCGTTGATAACACCCTCGTTACTCTGGCCGATCTTGTTGAACATCGAATCGAACGCATCTTCAAGATTGGATATTTTACCATTGATGAGCTGGCTTTGCTCTTCCATAAGGTTGAAGAACTTTCCTCCCTCACTGGTAAGGTCATTGATAACCGCTTGCACCTCTGGGAAGCCAACTTTGCCCTCCTCGACAAGCCCTTTGACCTTGCTTTCCGCAACTCCAAAATGCTCTGCTAATTCTTTAATCATCGGAATACCACGACCGGTAAACTGGTTAAGGTCTTGCGTGTATAGACGACCTTGTGCCATAGTGGTTCCGTACAGATAGATTAAGTCGCCCAAAGGTATCTTCAATCCGGAAGCGATGTTACCCAGCTTAATAAGAGTGTCGTTCACTTTGTCTGCTTCAAGACCGTAGGCGATGAGCTGTTTTGCTCCTCCTGCGACCTCCTGCAGACCGAATGGAGTAGTGGCTGCGGTCTGCACCATTTGAGCCATCAATGCTTCTGCCTTTGATTTGGATTGAAGCATCACCTCCATAGTCTTTTGCAAGGACTGGAACTCTCCTCGTATGGTTGCCACGTTCTTGCCTAATTCTTGCAGAGACCAAGCAGCACCGATAGATGCAACAGAACGACTAATGCCACTGAAAGCATTATCCATTCGGGAGCATTCAGATTCTACTTGGTCTCCTAAATCCCTAAAAGCCTGCTGAGACTTTTTTATATCACGGTTCAGTTGGGAATTGTCAAGCTCGATACTGAACCCTATTTTTCCATTGTCGCTGTTCATCTTACGAATTCCTCTTCTTCATCGTTATTGTTCTTGAAATTATCTGGGTTATTCGCATCGATAGAATCATCCCACTCATCCTTTTCATCATTATAAGAAGGTGTAGCAGCGGTATACATTAGAATGTTCTCGTAGCTCATTTCATACAAGATGTTATCAGTAGTGGTATTAAGGTTCTTTGCCCAGCTAATGACTAATCCCCAGATGCTGTCGCTACCACTTCCCTTGTCCTTTTTAGAAGATTGGTTTCTGATAGGAAAGTGGTAAGCTCGAAAAAATCGCCAATCTGCATCATTCCGAGACGTTTTGAGACGATTTTCACCAGTGTCTCGTTCGTCACCTCATTAAGTATGCGTTCTGCCAAATAATCGACCTCTAACGCCTTTTCCGTTGTCGTAGCCCTCTCGACAACAAAGCGGAATTTACTCCACGACCAGCGTTTTGTCTCGGCTGTATGTTCGATTGTTATGTATCTATGCTCTTTGATACGTTTAGCCCCAAGTATCAGAGTGGCTGCAATCTTTCCTATAACAGACAAGTCCTTTGCAGTAGAAAGGACTTCGAGTAGGATATTGTCGGCTTCTCTGTTCATTGCCGGCAGTGTTGATACCAATTCGGAAATGAGAATGAGCGTAGCAGGTGTAGGTGGTGTTATCGGGTATTCATTGCCGTCAATCACGATTACATCTGACGCTCGTTGCAGAATGGTATCGGTTACAATTTTTTCGAGATTGTCCATAGTTATATAAATTGATGTAGGAGGGCAACGAGGGTCGAACTCGTACCTTTTTCGTGAACTCACGAAAATGCTCTACCATTAAGCTATACCCCTTTGAAACAATGAGCGTTAAGCAACATTAGTTGCCAGTCTGTGTTGCAGCAGCCTTGGTAAAGCGTGAATACCAGTAACCAGCATCGCCTTTGAGAATTTCAAATTCGATATCTGCAAAATTACCGTCCTCTTCGCTCCAGCCGGGCTTATAGGTAATTGAACACTTCGGAGCTTTGATACCTTTCGCACCCACATTTTTAGGAGTAATCTTCAAAGACCAATCGCCCTCTACAACGTGAGTGGTAATCTGGGTGTCACCATCAGCACCAGCCTTGCTGATACCAAGTGTAGTTTCCAACTCTTCAGTAGGCTCAATTACACGGGTAATAGCCTTAAAGCCACCCTCCAAAACCTCTTTCGCAACAGTCTCGCCACCGGTGGCTTTCATTTCGAGAGTATCACCGTCTGACGGCTCCAACGAGCTTGATTTGTCCTTGATAGTACCGATGTTGGTCAATTCGGTAGCCATAGCGTCATTGTCGCCAGTCTTGCCGATCTCAAAGGTACACTTGGACCAAGCCATAATCTTTTTCTTTGTAGCCATAGTCTTGCTGTATTAAAAAGTTTTACGTCTATAATGCAATCGCATATTGATAAAATGCTGTTCTATCCCCTCGACTGGGAAGCTGTGAGGTGTACCGTCCTTTTCAAACAGATACTCTTCATTCTCCAAATCAGCCACAAGGGTATTGAGTAACTCCTCCAGTTCATCGACACGAGTAATGTTCTCGACAAGCTCACCGTCATTCGATACAGCGATGTTGGAAACGTAAACGTGAACGAGAACAACACCTGACTGCTCTTGACCGTCAATTCCAGTTAGGAACTTCACGACCACGTCCTCAGTCATTGCGTTTTTCGGTCTCATTCCAGCACGATAGAACTTGCCACCGATAACGTTCTTCAATTCGCTGTCCTTGATGATGCGGAACACGTCCTTTTCGATTTGCTTTGCTGTCTTTTCCATTACTTCGTTCTGAAACCTAATCGGGTTAATAAGCTCTTGACAAGCGGTCCTGCTTTCAATTCAGCAGAAGTAAGTACATTGTAGCCTTTCGCTTCCACATATTCGGCATAGTTCATACCTGCGGTAACTATTAGCACAATGCCTTTTCTTCTGCTTTTCTTGATGCACTTTGACAAATAATCGTCTCCCTCGGAAACTCCTTTGTCGCCTTGCTTAACCTTGTCTATGCAGTCTCTTTGAACCACCTTTCCGTCCCAAACGACTGCGTAACCGATAGAACTTCTAAGGTTACCCGTCTGGTCGGTGTAGTTGCCACTATCTCGGGCTTCGATGATACACTGCTCGCCAACATAGCAAAGAGTGTTCACGATAACCTTTTGTTTGGCTTCGACACTTGCGTTAATCTTATCTCCAATCATATGGAGGGGTGTAGTCATTCTGCCGGGCATTACACAACGATTTTCACACGATCCATAGATGTAGGAGTAGGTACGCCTTGTATCGCAAACTCTCCCAATTCAATTCCTTTACGCTGCAACCTTATTCGTTTGATGTCGAGCGGAAAGTTTGCAGTCTCAACCAGTATCTCGTAAGATGCCTGGTTGAACTTTCCGTCCTCATATCTCCCTTTCGAGTTGTTGGTAACAGCCTTGATTGAGCAAGGTATGGCTTCACTCAAAGTCGGTGTCCCTACTGCAATAGGTTCTCCGTCCTCGTTGAAACCACCCTCTGCGAGTGAACAATACTGTAAAGTGCCGTTGGTTCTCATACTACCACAAATTAGAGCCGTTATCAATAACAGTTAAATTATCAACATACTCGGACGCATCCAGTCCAGCTCTGCCACACCAGAAAACGATGCTTTTCTTTACACTCTCCACATCGACCGAAGCGGAAATGCCATTCTCTGAACGGCTTGTTTCCACCCACCCTTTGACAATAAGAATGGCAGCACTGACTATATCGGGATTGTTTGCCGACGGCTCGCTTTCAGCTTCCAGTCCTGCATTTTGCAGAACCAAGCGTGCTACATCTTCGTCCACATAGCAAGTGTTACAGATTAGCTTGCACTGGGCTTTTAATGCTTCCAAGTTTGTCTTTGCCATTAGTAATCGGTTTTAAGAGTGTAGATACCTTCCATTTCCGTAATTACCGGCAAAGCGAGAGATTCAGCCTTTGTGAACTCGCCCTGGTTAGCACCCTTGGTCTCGCCGACGTGCCACTGAGACACACGGATACGACCGTAATTGCTGTAAGCTACATCACTTTCGGGCTTCAACTCGTTGTTCGCATAAGCGTTCTTGACTGTACCCAACTTGCCGTCTGGTACGAATACGATGTTGTTCGCATTCCAAGGGGTGTAAGGAGTAAGAACGTTGCCGTTCTGAATCTTACACTGACGCTTAATCTTCTCGAACGTAGGATAGCCGTTGCTCTCCATATAGTCGTTGATGTCCTTGAGCTGCACAATCTTTGAGGACTTGTCAGTACCCCAAATCATCTGCTTCATCTTCTTGCTACGACACATATAGGAGATACGAGACGGAGCGCAAAGGATTTTACCGAGAACGGTCTTATCCTCCGCAAGGTCAAGAATGGCTTGAATGTCCTCCATACAATCGACTGTCTCCAAATTACCCTCGGTCCACTTGGTTGTGGACTGTGCAATATTGGTAGTCGGCATATTGAAGTTGATTTCACCACGAACACCACCCTCTGGGTTGTTGTCCTTATTGAAAGTGAATACACCGCAATTCGAGAGGGCACCCAAGAAGATGATGTCGATTTTGGCTTCAACACCATTGACTACTCGCTGAACACCGCCCCACATCAAATCGATGAGTTGCTTCTTCTTCTGCTCGTCTGAAATAGACTTGCTGTCGAGCAACTGCAAGATTTTGCGGTAATCCTGCACTGTCATAGGCAAGGTTACAGCGTGGTTCAGTACTCGCTCCTTAACGGTTTCGAGACCATAAGAACCCAAAATAGGCTCTTTGGCATTCTCGCCAATAGTGGCAGCAGCAACGGTGAGGTTGTACTTGCCAACAATCTCCTCGAAGTCGAGACCGATAGTAGGAGTGTCCCAGTCAAGATACTTGCGGTAAATCACATTGTCGAAGATGCGCTTGTTAAGTTCGGAAGCTGCATCAATTCGAGCCTGAACGTGTTTGGTCAGTTCTCCGAACAATGAACTGAGTAATACTGGATTAGGCATAATCTTTCAGTGATTTACTGGTTAATAATGAGAATGTTAGGATTTGCCTTCAAGCAGAATCCATTTTCCACGAGCCAAGAAGCAGGGAAAGGAGTGCATACCGACTTCAACAGAATAGCATCGTATCCTGCATCAATGGTAGGCAGACCGTTCTTCTTGATTTCAAGGTCAGCACCCAACACAGCGTTGGCTACATACTTCGGTGCTTTCGATGTAGCGTCAGCCTCCTGCAAGAAGTCTCCCTCTGCAAGACCGGTAATAGCGGTTGCTACCTCGATAACATCGTAATCGGGATTGCTACGATCCACACTCTTTACAGTGGTTGTGCTGTCGCCACCAACTTTCATCACGGTATCACCGGGACAAATGTTGTTGCGCTTGCTCACACGAGCAGCGGAAGTTGTTCCACCAGCAAGCACCTTACCCACTTTCAAGATGGCAGCCTGCATAGCATCCACGTCCACGGCAACGAAAGCTCCACGCTGAATGACCTCACCAACTGGGAAAGTCTGCTTCATTGCAAAGCCACCGGGAAGCATCTTGACCTCTTTGCGCCAGAATGCGTCCATATTGCCTGGATAGGTTGACTTTTCAAACTTAATCGCCATAATGCAATAGGTTTAATTGTTAATTATTAGGCAGCGAATTCGCCCACGATTTGGCGTCGTCTTTAGCTGCTTGTTCAGACGATGAAATGATGTCGGCTTTATCAGCTGGCATCAGATTGTTGGTGACAAGTTCCTGTTTATACTCTGTCAATTCCTTTTCGATGTCCGCATCATCAGCAAGTGATATATGCTTCATAAGGAATGCAGGGATACCCAGTTCCTTTGCCTTTGCAGCAATGGCAGCACCACGTTCAGCCTTACTCTTTTCGAGCTTCATTGCAGCGTTTTCGTCTTTCAACTCCTTCAACTGCTTTTCCTGCTCTGCTTTGTAAGTCTTGAACCATTCGGGTTCTTCCTCGCTGTTTCCGCCTTTTGGAGCTTCTGCAGGTTTCTCCACTGGCTTTTTGTTTTGCGCCTTGCGTGTTACCTCCGCTTGCATCAGCTTTGCGAATGGCACCAACGAATCCGCCTTTTTCTCGATGTCCTCATCAGAGGTTTCATCTGTTAAGCCCTCGCTACCTGACGTTGCCAAGTCCTCGATGGCTTTCTCCGACAATCCAAAATCTTTGCATTTGGCTTGTAATACTGTTAAAAGTTTCTTGTTCATATCTCAATTTTTAGAATAGGAAATGATTCTTAATGCGCAAATGTACTCATATTTTCGCAAATGCGCCTAACAAGCACACTGAAAATAGCAAATTTTATGATAAAAAACTTGTTTTTGTTATCATTTGTGTTATAAGCAGTTACGGGTGGATTTGAAAATAAGTATGGCAAATGTGAAAAATATGTCATTAAAAACTTGCACACGTTAAACATTTGCCATACCTTTGCAGTAACAAAATCAAAAACAAATAACGCTTAATAGGCACAACGCAATGAAAAAGTATTTTGTAAACGGAAAACAGATAACCGAAAGCGAAGCAAAGGCTATCGAAAAAAGAAACAATGAGTATATGAACAGTGGCGATTTCAGCCTAATTGCAAAATGCGAGTTTATAGTAATCATTAAAAAATAAGAGTTATGACACAGAAAGAATTTGAAGACCGCACTGGTTTGAAGCCAACACCCGAAGAGTTCAACTACATACACGCTTTGTATATGAACACGGTTATGGATAAAGACGAGTTCTGCAAGGACTTTAAGAAGCACGGAGCAAGCTCAATAATGAAAGAGGTTCACGCTGTGGCTGTAAATTTCAAAATCAGCTTACAAGATAAGAACATCGAGGTTTCAGAACTTGTGGACTTCTTGATTGGCAAGGCCTGCGCATACGAGGACACCGATTTCTACAAGCAAGCAGTCAAAATGGTAGGACAAAGAGAGGTGACACTTCGCAAAATCAAAATGGCTCTACCGCTCTGGGAGGAAGATATGGATTACATCACTATGAACCTAAAATAAACGACTATGATTAAGCAACATTCAAAGAATGAGTTTTATGTAAAGGCTGTTCGAGGTGGTTATTTCGGAGTGTTTGACGGCTACGACAAGAGCCTTGCATCACTGGAAACATCAAGCGAGAGCGCGGAAAAGGTTTGCAGGGAACTGAATGAGTTAAGAAACAAAAGAGTCTAACCAAAACGTAATATTGATATGAAAAGAAAAGTAATCAAGGTTTCGAGAGAACGAGCTATCCAAATCGCAATGAACCACAACTGCGTATCAAGAGAGATAGCCGAAAAGTACACCGACAGTGAATTGAGAGAGGTATTACATCATTTGGGACTAAAAGCAGGATTTTGATATGAACGCAAAGCAATTTATGACTGAGCTGCAGTCAGTAATCGACCAGTTCGAGGAGCAGTCAAAAGAGTACGGAACAATCAGCGAGGAGGGAGTGGAAATTTGCATCGTCAAAGGTTATGCAGTCCTCCGGGCAGAAGTCGAGGACGGAGACGAGACAATAGTCTGCAAGCAGGAAGTTGAGTTCTTCGATGATGATGCTTCACCAGTGCAACCACTTGATTTCACAACAGAGTAATAATCATTAACGCAATACGGATATGGCAAAAGTAATTAAAGCAGCAGGGGCTATCAGTGATGTACAGCCCAAGAATGGAAAGTTCTTCGAGTTGGAGGAACTGCAGAAAGTAGTAGGAGGTTATATCGAGATTATAGACCTCGGCAATGACGAAATAATGGTTGTCAATGAAGAGGGTAAACTGGAAGACTTGCCTTACAACTTCTTCGCTACACAGATGTACCAAAGGAGCACCAGAGCACTTGACTACATCGCTGGGGACGCACTCGTTTGTTTAAGCAATCAAATCAGATAAGGCTATGGTTACGTACAAAGGCTACCCAATCAGAAAGAGACAGACCGGTTATAAATCACACGTCTGGGACGTAATGGTCGAGGAACACGACAGAGACCACATCACCGGCAAAGAGATAATCAAGGAGCGTGTAACCTACACTGGAAAAACGCTCAATGAGTGTAAACAAGCAATCAACGCACATTTTGGACGACTTTAATTTTTACAGATATGAGAGCATCAGTTTTAGCATTGAAAGACCTTGCGTATAGAGCAGGCAGAAACATTGTATTCGACCCCGAAAGACTGGGTGAAAGATTGTTGAACGAACTCGAAGAGGGCTTGACCGCTTTCCTGGCAAAGATACCCGAAGAGTTGCAGGAAGAGTACGAAAAGCGATACATCAGCAAGTATAGCGATTGGCTTTCGGCAATGAGCAGAACATTCTCCGTAATGATTACGGGTCCTGCAAACTTCAACAACCGTAGGCACGAGAAGATGAACCGCTATGAACGTTCAGCTTATGAACGCTTCGAGAAGTGGCAGGAAGCAGTCTTGAAACGCATTAACCGCCAGCATCGACTTGTCGGCTGGGAAGAGGTAGAGAGACTGCAGAACAAGCTCGAAGTCCTTACGGAAGCACAAGAGTTGATGAAAGCAGTAAACAAGATCGTGCGAAGCTCCAAACTTTCAGAGATTGAAATGCACGAGGAACTGGAAGCACTCGGGCTGCAACAGCATCAAATATCCGAGCTTATGGCTGAACCGATGTATTCGTTCCAGAAGAAGGGCTTCCAGCAGTTCCAGTTGAGCAACAACCTTGCAAAGATAAAAGCCACAGAGGAGGCGATTAAACGCCATACCGCAATGGCAGAAGCGGAAGACAAAGAATTTACCTTTGACGGTGGAAAAGTCGAATACTGCTACTCTGACGAGCGAATACGAATATATTTCGACAACATACCCGATGTGGAAATGAGAGCGAAGCTGAAAAGCGAAGCATTCAAGTGGTCGCCCAAAAATCAAGCGTGGCAGCGACAGCTCACACCGAACGCTGTACGAGCAGCAAAAAGGGTTCTTGGTGTAGAAAAGTTCGGAGCGTAAATCAAAATCACTGCAAGGATAGGGCAAATGTTAAATAAATGCCGTATCTTTGCAGTAACTTTACAGAACGAATATGGCACAAGTAAGAAAAATCTTTCACGTTGAGTTTAGAGAGCCGATAGACGGAAAGAAACATTACTATTTCGGCTCAAAATCTGCCATATTTCAGCGTTTCACAGCGGAGCAAGTGGGCATAACCTACAAGTCGTTTCGTAACGTTGGAAGCATCAAGGATGAGCCGTACATCAACAAACAGTGTACGATATGGCAGGGAGAATTGATAGCATCACAATCAAACAGAGAGGAGGACTAAATGTTAGGCGCAATTATCGGTGATATTGTTGGCTCACGCTTTGAGTTCAACAACACAAACAGATTGGATTTTGAATTATTTACCCCAGAGTGTAGTTTTACAGACGACACCATTTGCACGATAGCCATTGCAAACGCTCTCACTAACGGAGACAAAGACTACAAAGGCTGGCTGCATAGTTGGTGCAATATGTATCGTTTTCCGATGGGTGGATATGGTGGTTCTTTCGCTCGCTGGGTTGCTTCGGATGATCCACAGCCTTACAACTCTTTCGGCAATGGTTCTGCAATGCGTGTGGCTCCCGTTGCTTGGTGGTTCGACACGCTGGAGGAGGTACAAGCGGAAGCAGAAAAGACAGCTTTACCAACACACGACCACCCGGAGGGTATCAAAGGTGCAGTTGCCACAGCAACGGCTATCTTCTTGGCTCGAAAGTATGGTAAGGTCTCAATGCTTATGGCAATGACTGAATACTATCCGCAATGGGTTGAACCTCTACTGGGGCAGAACCGCTTCGATGAAACGTGTCAAGGCACAATGCCAGTGGTGTTCGGTATCATCAACAAGGCAAACAGTTTTGAGGAAGCAATCCGTTATGCTGTTGCAGTAGGAGGGGACAGCGATACAATCGGGGCGATTGTCGGTTCAATAGCCGAAGCGATATGGGGCATTCCCGAAGATATCTACCAAAAAGCACTGGAATACTTGCCAGGCACAATGGATAGAGTTATTGGAGATTTCTTTCAAACCTTAAACGAGAAACAGAATGGATAAGAAAGACCTTTTGAAGTTCTGCAGGTACTACAAAGGCGAGGATGATAGCCCTTTCAGAGAGCAGAACAAATCAATGCTTTGGTTCTATGAACGTGCGTGGATCAATGAAATGCTCAACAATGGTAATTCATTATCCATAGCCATAGAAGAGTATATCCGTCTTGGACTGGGGCTTTTTGAACAATTCGATGATATCCCGCTATCATTGAAAGCGTTGCTGTTTAATCGATATGCGAGGACCAGCCAATCAATGACAGAAGCGGTAGAACCATTCAAGAAGTTCTACAAAGAGTATTACTAAAAAAGGGAGTGTTTCGGCACTCCCTTTTTGCTTACTGCAACTGACCTATCATCTGCAAGTAGATAGTCTTTCCAGACTTTTTCAGCACCTTAAACTGGCTACCACGTTGTCCTATCCATTCGGCTTCTCCACCGATTGCTTCTACACTCTTACCGTCCCAGAGCGTGTTTGTTTTATAGTCAAACCTACAATAGTCGGTGTAGTGTGATAATGGCTCTGCATAGAAACCCTTTGCTCCTTTCGGTACACAGATAACAAGATTGTAATCTTGATGAAAGCCTTTGTTCCTATGAACAGCCGTTGATAAGAAACCTTTGTCCGTGAACACATCGCCAACCTTAAGAGAACTCAAATCATATCCCAGTTCTGGAATTGCGTAATTGTTTACACCTCTACGAACAACTGTGTTTTGTGGCATCTTGAATTTTTCAAGTGCAGAAGTCAGTATTGGCAAGTCGTGTATATGGTCTGCATTTGGAATTAGTGAACCATAGTAAGGGAGACCTCGTAAAGGTTCGTTCAAATAACAGTACGTCTGGGTGTATTTCGTTAGAATCAGCTTTTCCTCGTCTGTAAGTGTGGCCCACGCTTGTTCTGCCAAAGAACGTAAGCGTTTATCTGCATCGTCCATAGTCTCGTTGTTGAACAAATCAAGCAGACGGTCGATTTCGTCTTTGCTCATATCAGGCAAGTTTGTCGGCTTGATGCTACCCATTTTCTTGCGTTGTCTTGCCATTGCAGCCTTGTCGAGTTCTGCACGTTTGGCTTTGATGTCAAGGATTGTCTTTTGGGCAAGGCTCTTGTCATTTTTACTGATGGCCTCCTGCAAGGTATCCACAAGGTCAAGATAAGGTTTCGATTTCGTCTTGAACGATGTAATGCTTGCCAACTCTATGTTGATGTTCTCCCAGTCGATAGCATCAAGAACCAGTGCGTGCTGTTTTGCGTATGCAGCTTGCGAAACTTTCCACGTTGGATATTGAATTGCTCCGGGCTTGTACTTCGTAGGATCAGCAACGTACTTGATTTCAAATTCAAAGTCTGCAAGCTCTTGTTCAAGATGCGTGCTGTACTTATGAGTTTTGAGAGCCTTGCCTTTGATGTCGGCAATCTTCTTTTCCACTGCATCGTACACCTCGTGAAGTTCAGCCGATGTAAACTGCTTTTTCCACTCGTGTACGTCCGGTATAAGAGCTGACAACATCTGCTCATCCTTGCGTATCTCTACAATCTGTTTAGCGACCGTACGAGCTTCGTTATTCATCTGGCCGATGTTCCTCTTGTCGATGAATGATTGAAGAGCCGTAAGGTCAATTTCCGGGTACTCCTGCGCCACTTTGAGAACATTGTTAGCCATCTTCGTAATAAGCTGATACTTTTTGGAGCGTTCAGCCCACTTTTTGCGGATAGCTTCTCGTTCCTCATCTGTGCGAACACGGATTTTTCGCTTCTTATTGATGTAGTCCTGGTTATCCTGCACCCAGTAAGGCATTGTCGTTGCAGTCTCGACACGTTCTTTGTTTTCCTCCCACCATTTGTAGAAGTTCTCGTGCGGTCTGCGTATGGTATTTTCGCTTCTTATTGATGTAGGACTTTCGCCTGCCAGTATCTTTTCCTGCATCTTCACAAACTCATCATCAGTCGCAAGAATAGGAACGACAACACATCGACACTGGGAGTGCCACCCTCTGAAATCAAAATCTTTCGGGAACTTACCTTTTAGCGATTCGCATATAGAGCAGTCAAAACCTCTCTTCGAGCGTTTCACTTCGTAGCCTACAACAAAGTCCATACGCTGCCAGCGGTCTTGCTCACTGACACGGTATGCCATATTTGTTTCGGTCCTTGTCAAGCGCATAGCGTTCTTGTATGAAGAACGATATACACCACGTCCGGGGTGATATGCCTTTGCAGCCTTTGAAAGTTTGTAAAGCGGATTCCCGTTTGCATCAGTGCCGGTTCTTATGCGCCTAAAGAGTTTGTCCGGCTCCTGCAAGTATTGGCGAACTTTCCTCGATACGGTAGAAGCAGAATCGCCCTGCCCCAGTGATAGGGACAGAGCAAGTTCCATTTCCGTTTTGAGGTCTCCAGTGTATCGCCACACCTTTTGCGATAGGTTCATACCTCCGTAGGCTGATTTACGCTTGAAGAAAGCGTCCATTGCTTCCTGATTACGACTGAACCAGCGTGCAAAATGGTTGTCCTCATTCAGTCCTTTGCCGAAAATTGACTCAATCAACGCATCGCACGAAAGGTTTGCAAGCTCCCATTCTGCAATTATACCGCCCTTGATTTCGTTATATACGGCAGAATATAGCCCACGTAAGACGTTATTTGCCTTTTCGGATAGCTTTTTATTATCCGCAAAAGAAAACACCTCATCAGGGCTGATATGGCTGTTAGCGGACAATTTAAGAAGTTCGTCCACTGCGGTTGCGTAATGCTGGCGTACTTTGTCGGCATACTCTTCCGTTCTTTGGAACAATCCCGATGCGTATTTGTCTATGTCAATTTTCTTTTTCGCCATTTGTTCGTAGTTTGAAACGTTCACACTGTGGGTCAGAAAGGAATATGCAGAACTTTCCTCCCTGCTGTTTGTATGGGCAACGGCAGAGTATCAAATGTCCGTCAAGTGCTTTGCTATGCCAGTCGTAGGAATGAGCACAATCTTTACACTGATACTTTGCCGGATCTGGTCTCTTAATCGGTCTCCTTGCCATTATTCAGCACCTCCGAAAACATCGTCTTTGTTCTGACTGGCTCCGAATATATCACGCTGTCTCTGGGCTGCTTCGGCATTTTCCTTTTCGATACGCTTTAACTCCTGCTCCTTGTCTTTTACAAGCGGATTGAGCTCGATAGCCCCCTCTGTCGATAGCATTTCTGCATCTTTCGCCTTTGCGATGTTCTCGATAGTCTCTTTGATGTCCTCTCCGAATGGCTCTTGGAACTCGTGCCCGACAACAAGAATGTTACATTCGCCCCTCAAAGCGATGTTCAGCACGTTACCGATAATGGCGATGACAAGGTTTCCAGTACGATCCAACAGCTCATCGTGAACCTCTTTGTGTCGCTGAGCTTTGATGTCGGCCAGAAGCATCATTTGTTTCAGAGCCTTGCCCGATACGTTGGAAAGTCCTTTCATACTCTCAAAATCGATGTTAGGTGTGAACGTCTTTGTAAGAATATGCTTCTGCAACCACTCGATTTCCTTTTGCTTGCTCTCGGGTGCGCTGTCCCACGTCAGATAATGTGCTGCCTTTGATACATCGTCCTTGCCTTTCGAGATAAGAGTTTTGTTCTCATCGTTCTTGTCGGGCATATTCTTGATGATGTCGGTATCGACAATAAACATCGGGTCTGCGAAGTAGTCGTTGGTGTCGGCTGTTCTTGAACCGATATACTCCTCACGCTCAATCAATGGCTCTACACCTTTCCACTCCTTATCCTGCTGGAACAGTATCACTGGAATTTTGCCTATCGGGTTCAGCTCCTCGACAACCTCCCAGCCAGTTAGAACACGCTTGCATCGATAGATTACATCGGGGGTAAAGATGTCGAAGTGGTACGATGTTTCCGTGCTGCTATCCTTTACGTAGTAGCCCCACGCAAAAGAAACAAGGTTCTCGTACATATCCCAACGAGCGTAGATTTCGTCCCCTTTACTCTTTGCCAACACTCGAATTTGGCAGTCGGGCTTGTTCTCATTGTTGCGGAACACTCTGAATAGCATTGCAGACTGCGTTTCAGCCCCTGCAAGACGCTTACATTGTCGAACCTTGCTGTCGAACCTTGTACGCTTGATAAGGTCTTGAAACGCACTGAAAGCCTTGTCTGTGCCCTCGCTTTGGTTGGTCCACTTAATGGGGCGACCATAAATGAACACAAGTGCAATTTCGTTAATGTACTGGGGGTAGTTGATAGGCAGCTTCCAGCGTTTCAACGTCCCTTTTCGCTCTCCTTTGGGGTTCTTCAAGATTTTGTCCGGACGGCTCATTATCTCGTGCTGCTTCGGATCATACTCTTTCATTGCTTCGGCTGTAAGGGCTTCACGTGTAGTAAACAATTCTTTCACTCTCGAAATGTCCTTTGCCTTAATCAACTCCTCGAACTCCTGATTTCTTCCTACTACCGCATTGAGGTAGTTAGTAAACATTTGAATAAATCCCATTGTCTTAAAGTGTTAAATTGAAAATAAAGCATCTACATCATCGGGTATCTCTGTATCATCTTCCGTAAAATAGTTTACAGCGTACCCCAGCAAATCCACATACTCATCGTGAACCTTTGTAGGGAAACCGCAAACTTCGTCTATGAACTCTTCGTTCCATTCGCCATCGACAAGGTACACACGACCACACTCCACTTTCGGAGCGATAGCGTGAAGTCGCACGTCTTTGGCATCTGTTGGGGTGGGAGTATAGGTTACGTTCAAGCTGGTGCTATCCTCCAGTTGCTGAACAACGCTCTTACCGTTCGCCTTTGGTTCTACTCGAAGCGTGCTTTGACTGTCGTCATAGTCGTTGGCATACATATATTCGGGCAAGAATCGCAAAAGGTCGGGAAAGGATTTCCAAACCTTTTTTGCGTGTGTGATATAGATGCTGTTCTTGATTTTGCAGGCTGCAATGATTCCCGAAGGGTCATTGTCAGTCTTTTTCTTCTTCTCGTCATAGGCTGTGTCGAGAAAGAAGTGTATCGGCTCCTTGAAGCGGAGTGCCCGGAAGTCGGACAACGATATCCGTCTGAACCAACTTTCCTTGATGATGTTACCTCCTGCTGCGCTTGGAGCCTGCATATACTGTCCTGCATAGCCACGAGAACCCAAATCGACCATTGCTTCTTGAAGAACCGTTCTGTTCAAACGCTTTGGATCGAGAAGCCCATCGACATAGAATTTGCGTAGTTCTGCCGGCTTCACATCATCACAATCCTCTGCTGGCAAACAGATATGTCTGATGTTTTCGCCTTTCTTTTTCAGCATATAGCCCGTAACATCTTCCTCGTGGAGACGCTGCATAATCGTTACAACTGGCGTGTTGGCTTTATCCACCTTACGAGACGAAAGCGTTTTTGTATGCTCGTTCGCCTGCACTCGCAAAGGTTCTGATTCAGCCTGCTTTGGATTTACGGGGTCGTCATTGATGATTACGTGAGCGTGGAAACCAGTAATCGTTGCTCCAGTAGATGTTGCATAACGATAGCCGGTCTCCGTATTCTCATAGTTCTGTTTACCCGATTTGTCCTTACGTATCTGAATGTGCGGAAACAATGCTCGGAATTTATCCGACTGGATAATGTCCTTACTCTTTGTTGCGTGCTCAATAGACAATCCACCCGAATAAGAGTTTGTGATTATTCGGAGTGATGCGTCTTGCGTCCATAACCACACCGGCCACATTATAGTTACGATTGTGGACTTGGTTGTACCGGGAGGAATGTTCACGATTAGGTCATACGGCTTCGGCTCTCGTGCCACTATCGACACCGAGAGCCTTTGAAGTTCATCGCATAGAAACGGAATGTGCCAGTTGTAGGTCGGCTCTTCCTTGATGATTACGTCCCAGAATGTCTGGACGAAATAAAAGAAGCTCTGCCTACACTGGTCTGCAACCACTCTCAATGCGAGTGCCGTATAATCTACTCGTGTAATCATTCCTTGTTGTTAAGTATATCTTGACCAAGTCGGAGCAATAACTTTCGCTCCTCATCGGATAATTTGGTGATGTCAATTTCCTTTCCTTTGATTAGGTCCTCTCCATCTTTGCCGGTTATCTCCTTACGCTCGGTGTACCCTCTGTCCTTCATCTGCGTTTTGGCATAGAAGATTATCATTGTCGTATGACCCTCTTTCATCTTTTTGAG